TTCTCCACTTGATGTTGAATTTTTGGTTGATGAAGAATTACAATCATGGAAAAACATATATGATTGGTTCACCTCAATTGCTGATCCAGATGGTTTTGAAAAACGTAACGGTAGTAAAGAACTACAAAACAACAAACATTTTTCAGATGCAACATTAACTATTCTAAGTGGATTAAACAATCCAATTCTAAGAATACAATATACAAATTTATTTCCGTTGAGTATAAATGATATTCAATTTGATACTACACAATCCGCAGACACCATTATAACCGCAAGCGCAACATTCAGGTATCAATCATACAAATACTTGACAGTTTAATACTTTTGTGATATAATGTTTTGATTATGGCAATTATGAATAACTATGGAAACACTTGAAATAATATTAAAAATGTGGGAATCGGATGCAGTCATCGACCAAACCGAACCCAGCAAAGAACTATTAAAGATACCTGTATATCACAGTAAATATCTTGGCATTCTGACCAAACATAAAATCGCATCAAAGAAAGCTCATTTTGATTACCTACGTATGCGTAAGGTAAAGTGGGAATACTTTACTGGCAAAATGTCACAAGATGAATTGACTGAATATGGTTGGGAACCTTTTCAGTTTGCATTGAAGTCTGACATTAATACTTACTTGGAGGCAGACAAAGACCTTATTAAATTATTGGAGAAAAAGGTCTACCATGAAGAAGTCGTTTCAGTTATTGAATCTATTATGGCCGAATTGAAACAAAGAACATGGCAACTGCGAGACTTTATATCATGGGAGAAATTCGTTGGCGGACAATGACCATTTAATTATTACAAAGAAGGATGAAGTATATGCCAAAGTGACCTGTGAGAAGCACGTTGCAAAGGAATTATCTGAGTACTTCACGTTCTTTGTGCCTGGTTACCAGTTCGTTCCAGCCTATCGGAATCGCATATGGGACGGTAAGATCCGTCTATTCAATCTACAGAGCAGTCAATTATATCTTGGTTTGATTTCATATCTTAAAGAGTTTTGTGAAGAACGTGAGTATGCATATTCACATGACATTATTGAAGATGAATATTCAGTCTATCATGCACAAAAATTCTTTGACATATTGAATCTACATTCACAAGGTAAACAAATTGGTGTAAGAGAACACCAACAAAATGCATTTATTGAGGCCATGCAAAAACGGAGAACATTGTTGTTGTCTCCTACTGCATCAGGCAAATCACTTATCATATACTTGTTGTTCAGACAATTGTTGCAGTATCAACAGTTAAAAGGTTTAATCATTGTTCCAACAACAACATTGGTTGAACAGTTGTATTCGGACTTTGCAGACTATTCATCCGTTAACGGATTTAATGTGGAAGAAAACGTACACAGAATCTATCAAGGTAAAGATAAGCTAACGGACAAGAATCTAACAATTTCCACATGGCAGTCACTGTACAAGTTACCACCAGAATACTTTCATCAATTTCAATATGTCATTGGTGATGAGGCACACCTATTCAAGGCACAATCATTAACATCAATACTAACATCTTGTGTCAATGCAAAATATAGAATTGGCCTTACTGGTACATTAGACGGTACCAAAACACACAAATTGGTGTTAGAAGGTTTGTTTGGACCAACGAAAAAGGTCATATCAACTAAAGAGTTGATTGACAAGAATCAATTATCAGCATTCAACATAAAGTGTCTGATACTGAAACATTCAGATGAAGTATGCAAAGAAATGAAAGATGCAACATATCCAGATGAGTTGAAGTATTTGATTGAGTCTGAGAATAGAAATCGTTTCATTCGTAATTTGGCAATCAGTCTGGAGAAAAATACATTGGTTCTTTTTCAGATGAAGAAACATGGTCGTGCATTATACGAAATGATTAAACAAAAGGCAAATGGTCGCAGTGTTTATTTTATTGACGGTGATGTAGACACTGTTGTCAGAGAAGAAGTTAGAAAGATTATGGAAATAGAAAACAATGCAATCACTGTGGCCAGTTTTGGTACCTTTTCTACTGGTACGAACATTAGAAATTTACATAACATCATATTTGCAAGCCCAAGTAAGTCAAGGGTTAGAAACCTACAATCGATTGGTAGAGGTTTACGTCAGAATGAAGGTAAAGAAATGGCCACATTATATGATGTTGCTGATGATCTTAGAATTAAAAAACACACAAACTTCACATTACAACACTTTATCGAAAGAGTGAAGATATATAATGAGGAGAAGTTTTCTTTTAAAATTTACAATATAGGACTTAAAAATGGCCATTAAAATAGTAAGATTTAAAGACGGTCTAGATGTAATCTGTGACTGTGTGTATACCTCAGATGACATGGTGGAAATTACTGATCCAATGTTGTTTGAATTAAGAGGTACCAATTTAATGTTACAGTGTTGGTTGCCTATGGCAGTAATCAAAGAGAACAAGGTACAGATTGATGTGGAAACCATTTTGTGTTTGATGGATCCAACCGAAGACTTTGAAGAATATTACCTTAATGCATCAACAAAATTAAACGAATCAACTAAAAAAGAAAGAGAAGTGGTACTTACAGATGAGGTACTCTCCGCTTTTGAGGAAAAGGAATCTAGTAAGAATTCCTTAATACATTAATAAGCTAATAAAAAAATTAATATATTAATATCATCCGGGGTACACCGTGGACTTTAACACATGTCAAGCCCTTTGTCAACAACTTTTTATGGTACATTTGAATGAGTAAACAGAAACATTATATAAACAATCAAGACTTCCTAAAGGCACTTGTCGATCACAAAGCTCGTTGCGTAGAAGCCGAACAGTCAGGTAAACCTAAACCAATCATTCCAAATTACATTGGTGAATGTTGGATGAAAATTGCCGAAGGTCTATCACACAAGCCAAACTTCATTAACTATACTTACCGAGATGAAATGGTTTCGGATGGTATTGAGAATTGTTTAATGTACTTTGAGAACTTTGATCCAACAAAGTCTTCCAATCCATTTGCATACTTTACTCAAATCATTTACTTTGCCTTTCTAAGGCGCATACAGAAAGAAAAGAAACAACTGTATGTCAAGTATAAAGCCACAGAGATGTATGGTATTCTGGATGAGTTTGAGATGTTGGAAGGTGAAGATGGTTCAAGCAGACAATTTGAACTGTATGACAACATAGCTGAATTTATTGGTAACTATGAGGACTCTAAGAAGGCAAAGAAAGCCGAAAAGGATGCCGCAAAGAAACCAAAGGGTCTTGAAAAATTTATTGAGGAGTAATTATGAAGATAGGATTTACATGTTCCACATTTGACCTTTTCCATGCAGGCCATGTGATGATGTTGAAAGAGGCAAAAACACAGTGCGACTATTTGATTGTTGGATTGCAGATTGATCCTACGATTGATAGGCCTGGTGTTAAAAATAAACCGGTACAATCGGTTCTGGAAAGATTCATACAGGTAAAGGCTTGTATGTATGTTGATGAAATTATACCATATGCCACTGAAAAAGAATTGATGGACATATTGACTTCATATCAAATAGATGTTAGAATCATAGGTGAAGAATATAGGGATAAACAGTTTACTGGTTATCAGTTACCTATGTCAGTTTATTTTAACAGTCGGCAACACAGTTTTTCAACCACTGAGTTACGGCAAAGAGTATTGGAAATTGAAAAAAGCAAATGAGAGTAGCAATAATAACTGACCAACATTTCGGTGCAAGGAATGATTCAACACTTTTTTTAGATTTCTATGAGAAGTTTTATAAAGAAACTTTCTTTCCAACCTTGATAAAGGAAAAGATTGAAACACTATTGATACTTGGTGATACCTTTGATCGTAGAAAGTACATCAATTTCTTTTCATTGAAACGCACCAAAGAAATGTTTTTTGATCCATTGTCTGAGATGGGTATACAGGTGCATATGCTGGCCGGTAACCACGACACATACTTTAAGAACACCAATGATGTTAATTCATCAGATTTACTTCTTGGTGAATATGGCATCACATTAAATGTTATTGACCATCCATCCGAAATTTATGTTGGTCCTCATAAAATTTGTATGATGCCGTGGATTTGTCCAGAGAATCACGAAGATTCTTTACAGACATTAAAGGGCACCGATGCAAAGTTTTGTATGGGTCATTTTGAAATTGCAGGCTTTGCCATGTATCGTGGCATGCCATCTGAAGGAGGGTTAGACCGTGGAATTTTTAGGAAGTTTAGTCACACTTTTAGTGGTCATTACCATCACAAATCTTCTAGTGATGATATCTACTATTTGGGAAATCCGTACGAACTTACTTGGCAAGATTATAATGACCCTCGGGGTTTTCATTTGTTTGATTTGGATACTCACCAACTTGAATTCATAGAGAATCCAAACAAGATGTTCCATCGTATTATGTACGATGACAAAGTGAATACCATTAAAGAACTTGATGGTATGGATTTCAAACCATATACAAATACCTATGTCAAAGTGGTTGTAATAAACAAAACCAATCCGTATTTGTTTGACAAGTTCATGAATAACCTGTATAATGTGAACCCAGCAGACATTACAATTGCTGAAGATTTTACAGAATTGGAAGATGGTGATGAAGTGGTTGATGAAGCGGAAGACACACTTACCATATTAAACAAGTATGTTGATGGCATTACAGAAGAAAGTATTGACAACGACCGGTTAAAAACATTATTGAAAGAACTCTACGTAGAGGCATTGAATACTGAACAAGCATGATTTTATTCCAAAAGATTAAGTGGAAGAATTTACTTTCCACTGGAGCTCATTTTACTGAGATTGATTTTACCAAGTCTAATAATACATTGATTATTGGCCACAATGGTGCAGGTAAATCCACAATTTTGGATGCATTGTGCTTTGGATTGTTTGGTAAACCTTTTCGTAAAATCAACAAACCACAGTTATTAAATTCCGTTAACAATAAAGAAGCTGTTATTGAAGTACATTTTAATATTGGTCAAAAGAAATACAAGGTCATTCGTGGTATTAAACCAAACGTATTTGAAATTTATCTGAACGATGTATTGCTGAACCAAGATGCAGCTGCAAAAGACTATCAAGAGATACTAGAGAATAATATTCTCAAATTAAATTACAAGTCTTTTACGCAGGTTGTCATTCTTGGTTCAGCATCCTTTGTTCCATTTATGCAATTATCAGCATCAGATCGCAGAGCAATCATTGAAGACCTATTAGATATTCAAATCTTTTCTTCAATGAACAATGTTATCAAAGAGAAGAATTCGGCCATTAAAGATGATTTAAGTAAATCTAAGTATGCCATTTCTCTTACGGAAGAAAAGATAACTTTACAAAAACAAAACATTGAAGAACACAAAAAGAACCATGATGCGGATATCAACCGCAAACGGGAAGAAATTGGAAAATCAAAGATGCAAATGGGCAAATTGCAAAATGATATTCAATTGATTAACAAACACATTACAGTATTACAAAATAAGGTTGGTGATAAGAAAGAGAAACTGGATAAAAAATCCAAAGGTTTATTTCAAATCAAAGGTAAAGTACAAACTAATATTGACCGAAATCAAAAAGAGATTGACTTTTATGAAACCAACCACGATTGTCCAACATGTAAACAATCAATTACACCTGAGTGGAAAAATTCTCAGGTACAAGAAAAATCACAAAAAATTACCACACAAAAAACTGGCTTGGTTGAGATTGAGCAGGAGTTAAACAAAGTAACTACTGAAATGAAATCTATTACGGATATCATTACACACATTAGTGAACACAGTGGTGAAATTATTAAACACACTTCTACTATATCGGCAATAAGCAATTATATCACTAAATTAAACAATGAGATAGATGAGTTGACCAACAAACAGACTGGTACGGAAGGCGGCGACCAGAAGTTAATTGAGTTGAATGCCGCATTGATTGAGTATAAGACAAACTATGAAAGTGTTTTGATAGAAAAACATTACCATGAATTTGCAGGTAGTTTATTGAAAGATGGTGGCATTAAGACACGGATCATTAAACAATACTTACCAATTATGAATAAGTTGATTAACAAGTACTTGTCTGCAATGGACTTCTTTGTTAACTTCAACATTAATGAAAACTTTGAAGAAACAATTAAGAGTAGGCACCGTGATGAATTCTCTTATGCCAATTTCTCCGAAGGTGAGAAAATGCGTATTGACTTGGCCTTATTGTTTACTTGGCGTCAGATTGCCAAACTAAAGAATAGTACCAATACTAATTTGTTGATACTAGATGAGGTGTTCGATTCTAGCCTTGATACAGTAGGCACAGAAGAATTCCTAAAGTTGATACATGAAATGGGAACAGACACAAATGTGTTTGTTATTTCCCACAAAGGAGACCAACTGTTCGACAAGTTCCGTTCGGTCATTAAGTTTGAGAAAAAAGGAAACTTTTCAAGGATTGCAAAATGAGTACAGAAGATATTATTTTATATAACACAGAAGAAACGATTAAGGTTGCACCAGCAACTGAAACGGTTGAAACATTTGATTTGGTGGCACCAGACCATCCATCTCTCTACAAAGTTTTACCTGAATTTAATTTTGAAAATGTACCAATCAATCCAAATAGTTTTGCATCCACTTTGGTTGAAACTTGTAAGAAGTATAATGGTATTGGTCTTTCAGCCAATCAATGTGGTTTTGAATACCGTGTATTTGTTATGGGCTCAGGTGAAGAATATGTGGCATATTTCAATCCAAAAATTATTTCATCAAAAGGTGAAACACACATGGAAGAAGGTTGCCTTTCTTTCCCTTTCCTAAATTTGAGAATCACCAGGCCTGCCGAAGTGGAAGTAGAATATCAAGATTTCACAGGTGTGAAACGGAACAAAACATTTACTGGTATAACTGCTCGTTGTTTTCTCCATGAGCTTGACCACATGAACGGAATAGTGTATACTAGTAGAGTGAAACCACTGGCGTTACAATTTGGTTTGAAGAAACTAGATAAGATTAGACGCAAGTATTTTAATCCTAAAAATATGAAATTAATTAAAGCAGGATCGATAGAACAACGATGATTATACTTATTGGCCATGGTTATATTGGTAAAGCGATAAAAAAAGAATTAGAACAACAAAGTTTAGAACACACGTGGATTAGACACAGTGATTCTATTCCCCACGGCAAACAAGCAATTATTAATGCTACTGGGTTTACAGGTGTACCTAATGTAGATGCTTGCGAGATTTACAAACAAGAAACAATTGATGGCAATGTATTGTATCCTTTGTTCTTAGAGCAGTCAGAGAAATGTCCTATTGTACATATCTCTAGTGGTTGCGTATATACAGGATATGAAAAACATTATAGTGAAACTGATGAACCTAATTTCAATTTTAACAATGGTAGTTTCTATAGTGGAAGTAAAGCATTAGAACAAAAACTATTAGAACCCTATATGAATAAGAGTTATCTGTTGCGTATTCGTATGCCGTTTAGTGATGACCACGATCCTAAGAATCTATTCAGCAAATTGGCACGTTATGAAAAATTGATTGACTATGAAAATAGTTTGAGTTATGTTCCTGATGTAGCTAAAGTTGCAGTAGAGTTTGCAAACAACCATAAGACAATACCTAAAGGGTTGTATAATGTTTGTAATCCAGGATCAACTACTACTAAGCATTTATCAGATAGACTAGGATTCAACAAAGAGTGGTTTACTAAAGAAGAATTCAAACAAGCAGTGGTTGCACCTCGGAGTAATTGTGTATTAAGCACAGACAAGTTACAAAGTGTGTTTCCTATCCAACCTCTTGAAGTCGCACTAGATAATTGCATCCCTAAAATAATGAAACAGTTACAAGTAAGAAATTAATGGCAACACCTATAGATTATGTTGATGCTCAATGGGATGTGTGGTCGAGAACCAATGATGCATCCAGATTTGAACATATTGACACCGAGTTATTAAAAGAAACTCTCATTCAAAATTTGACATATGCATCCAAAATGGATGTGCGTGAGTATACCTTATATCAGAAATGGTGTGAGGTACAGGAGAAGTATCCAACACGTACAATTACCACACTGTTTGGTGATGATAAACAGTTGATTGATATAACACAAAAGAATTTGGTTGAGAAGGTTAAAAAGAATTTCTGGATGCCAGAAGGTCCAGATGACTATGAAAAATTACGTCCTATATTACAGCTATCAAATGGTGCTGGTGCGGAAACTTGGAATACTGTCCGTACATTTTCATCTACAATGAAAAACAATAGTAACATTGGCCGCAATCTGTTTTACACCGTAATTGATGGTCAATCAGGAAAATACCTTGGTGTTATTTGTATATCGTCCGACTTTTTGGATTTGACTCCAAGAGATTCTGCAATTGGTTGGGCAAGAGATGTTAAGACACAACAAGGAATGATTAATCACACGGCCATAGGTTCAACAATTGTACCACTGCAGCCGTTAGGATTTAATTATATGGGTGGTAAATTGTTAGCATTATTGTGTCTATCTGATACAGTACAAAATGATTGGAAGGTTCGTTATGGAGATACACTGGTTGGCGTCACTACAACCTCTTTATATGGTAATACCAAGTCTAATGGTCTATCTCAATATGATGGCCTGGAACATTGGAATAAAATGGGATTCTCTAGTGGCTCGGTTGCTTTCGAACCCACTAGGAAGACTATGAAGATGATCTTTGATTGGATCAAAGAAAATCATACTCGTAAATATTTCGAATGGTGGGAAGCCAAGAATCAAAATGGTTTGCCACTTAAACGTGACCATAAGAATCGGTCACTAAACTTTGCATATTCTAAATTAGGAATACCAAAAGAATTGATTCGCACTGAGCATCAGAGAGGTATTTATTTTTCACCTCTCTACAATAACACCAATGAATTTCTCAGGAAAGAAATTGGTGATAAAGAACTGGTCAAATCATTTGATACCAGTACTGAAACTTTGGCAAACATTTGGAAAACCAAATATGCCAAAGGACGTATATCAATGTTGAAGAAAAAGAACAATGTATCTTATGAATCATTGTTCTATGATGACTTGATATACCTGTCTTGGGAAGAAACCAAGGCAAAATATCTACCACAAGTTGGCAGATAAAAACATATACCACAAAATATGTTGACACACACACTAAGTAATAGTATAATGTGAATACTTGCAGAACGCAAGAACTTTGTTTAACTTTGTCATTAGGAGATTTATCTTGACTAAACTATCCGCAAAAACCCGTATCCTTAATTTCTTGAACAAGAAAGAGGGATATAACACACTTTCGACCGCACAGGCTCGTGCTCGTTTTGGCATCCAAAACGTTGCCGCACGTATTGATGAACTTCGCCAAGAAGGTCATGTAATTTACACCAACACCAAATCCCGTGGTGATGGTAGCAAAGTTGCCGTGTATCGTGTTGGCACACCAACCAAATCTATGGTTCGTGCTGCTATCAAAGCTGGTTACAGCTTCACTGCCTAATTAGGTGAATTGTGGGGAGACCACTTCTAGTGGTACTCCCCTTTTTTTTATTTTTGGAGAGTAAATGGAAATTTCAATTAAAAAAGAGGAACTTCAAAAGAAAAGTATTTTTGTTGCGACACCAATGTATGGCGGCATGAATCATGGACTGTATGCGAAAGCTTGTCTTGATTTACAAGCTGTTTGTATGCAGTATGGTGTGAGCGTGAAATTTTCATATCTTTTCAATGAGTCCTTAATCACTAGAGCAAGAAATTATCTCGTAGATGAATTTCTAAATCGTTCAGATTGTACACACATGTTGTTCATTGACGCTGACATTCATTTTGATCCTAAAGATGTTATTGCACTTCTGGCTTTGGATAAAGATGTTATTGGTGGCCCTTATCCTAAGAAAGCCATTAAATGGTCTTCTGTTAAGAAAGCTATGACTAAAAATCCAGATATGGATGCTGGAAACTTGGACAAAGTTACAGGCGATTATGTATTTAATCCTGTACGTGGTACTGATAAGTTCTCTGTTTCTGAACCACTTGAGGTTATGGAAATTGGAACTGGTTTTATGATGGTTAAACGTGAAGTGTTTCCTAAATTTGCGGAAGCATTCCCACAGTTGCGTTACAAACCAGATCATGTTGGTCAAGCTCACTTTGACGGTTCACGTTATATCCATGCATACTTTGATACAATGATCGACACCGTAGATTCTGCAACAGGTGGTGGTTCTGACCGTTACCTATCAGAAGATTATATGTTCTGTCAGCTGTGGCGCAAGACAGGTGGTTCGATTTGGTTGTGCCCTTGGATGCGTTTGGATCACATTGGAACATATCACTTCAAGGGAGATATGCCTGCCGTAGCAAACTTTGTTGGAGAAATGTGATGATTGTCGGCCTCGTAGGTTTCATTGGTTCGGGTAAAGGTACCGCTGGTGACATTTTAAAAGATGTTGGTTTTAAACAACTTAGTTTTGCCGGTGGTGTCAAAGACATTGCAGCAGTTATGTTTGATTGGCCAAGAGAGTACCTAGAGGGCGACACAAGCACATCCAGAGAGTGGCGGGAACAACCAGATAAATTCTGGTCTAAAAAATTTGGTAAGGATTTTACACCACGATTAGCCCTACAGTTACTTGGTACTGAGGTTGGTCGTGGTATTTTCCATGAAAATTTTTGGGTTGATAGGTTAGAAAGACTTATTGATAGAGAGAAAAATTATGTCATCACTGATGTACGATTCCAAAATGAAATTGATTTTGTGCATAAGAACAGTGGTGTTATGATTGAAGTCCAGCGTGGTATTACACCACACTGGTATGAAATTGCATCACAAGCAAATAGAGGTTCACATAAAGCCGAAAGTTTTATGTATGAAAATGGTCCACATGAATCTGAATGGAGATGGATAGGTGGTCATATTGACCACACCATCGACAATGATGGTACTGTGGAAGACTTGAAAAATAATTTAATGAAGTGCTTGACTCGTTCTTACGGATCGAATACAATAAGTGAATTGACTGAAGGAGTATCGTAATGAAATTATCGAATGAGACCTTAACGGTTCTTAAAAACTTTGCCAACATTAATCCTGGCATTGAGTTTAAGACTGGTAAGAAATTGACAACCATTTCTGCAACCAAGACTGTCTTGGCAAAAGCCGGAATTAAAGATGACTTTCCACAAGACTTTTGTATCTATGATTTGAACCAATTTTTGTCGGTTCAATCCTTGTACAAAGACGGTGAAATTGATTTCGATAACGAACATGTTATCTTCAAGGTTGGTCGTAAGAAACTAAACTATCGCAAGACTGCAAAGAGCATGATTGTAACTCCACCAGATAAAGATTTAACTCTTCCTTCTATAGATGTTTCTTTCACACTGAAAGAAGATGAATTGGCTTCTGTTCTTAAAACAGCAAGCATTCTACAATCACCAAATATTGCCATCACATCTGATGGTGAAAAGATTTACATTACAACTTGTGATTCGAAAGACAATTCTGCACATACCGATTCAACAGAAATTGCTGATGGTAATGGCAAAAAGTTTAAGGCATTATTTTTAACTGAAAACTTTAAGATGATCGCCGGTACCTATGAGGTACAAATTTCTTCAAAAGGTCTATCCTATTTTAGAAATTCAAAAGAAGATATGCAATACTGGATTGCTATCGAAGCTAAAGAATCTGACCTAACTTTTGGAGAATAATATGATTTGGATTACAGAATCAGCAAGCGGCAACAAGATTGCCGTTAATCCCACATACATTGTGGCCGTGTTCACCATTTCCGAAGGT